GGCAACGTCCGCCCATGGGGCTACCTGCTTGGCCATGACCCAGGCGAAGCGACCGACGCCACCGTGTTTCTCAAGGCGTTCCAGATGCCAGGCGCGGCAGACTACGTCTGGTTCGTCATGGGCGAAATCACGTCCAAGAACTGCACCGGCGAGGAGCACGCACGCAAGGTGCTCACCTGGCTACATGAACACCACGCCTGCCAAGTCGGCAGCGACGGCCGCATTGTCGGCGCGGGCGCCATTGCGTTGACAGATCCGCAGACTGACCGCGACGCCTACCGCATCTACAAGCACCTCGGCATCGACATCCGCCCGGCGGCTTACAAGCCGGGAACGCGCGACCCAATGCGCATCGGCCGCGAGATGCGCATCGACGTGGTGAATACGTTGATTTGTGACGCCTCGAATAATCGGCGACTGTTCGTTCATGCCGATAACCAAGCGCAGCCGTGCGCGCCTAAGCTCGTCCAGGCATTTGAGATGTCAGAGCGCAACGCTGACGGCAAATCCGAGCACGAGCGCAAGGATGCCACGGACATGTCCCACTGGCCTGCCGCTGTTGGTTACGCCCTCTATGACCTCGAACGCCCACGCATTCGGGCAAAACTGAAAGCGATCAAGTGATGCCAGAGTCCATTAAAAGCATCCTACCCATGATGCCAAACGGCACCGTCCCGGCCCCGCTGCCGGAGGGCGGCGTCGCGTCCTACATCTATAAAAAGTACCTATCCAGCAAGCCGGAGATGGAGCGTCGGGTATCGGCGCAAATCCGCAACGACCTCTACAATGATGGCGGGGACGCGGCAATGGCCGGCATGATTGACACGGTCTTTAAGGACCCGGACGTCAGGACCCTGCGCAAGCAGTGGATACCGTTTGCCAAGAGCAACAACCCCACCAAGCGCATCATCAACGAAATCAGCACCGTCTACCAGGAGCCCGCCATCCGCACGGTCTCCGGCGATGAAAACAACCGCAGGTATAACGAGGTAGTCCGCCTCTCTCGGCAAGATGAAATCTTCGAGAAGGTGAACGCCATGGTGAACCTTCACCGGGCGGTGTTTGTCCGCCCGCGGGTTTGCGTCGTTGACAGCAACACCAGGGAGCCGGCGATTGACATCGCCACCCCGGCAGATGCCTACGCCATCCGGCACCCCAACGACCCTACCCGCTGCATCGCGGTGGTGATTTCAACTGGCTACCACGGCGCGACCACCCTTACCGACGTCCCAGCCTACGAGGTTTGGACGGACCACGAGAAGTTCCAGCTGACATCAGATGGACGCATCGTCGTTGAATCATGGATTAACCACGGCCTTGGCGTGAATCCGTGGGTGTTCCTCTCCATGGAGCCTCCATCCAAGGGCATCTGGCCCGCCATGAGCGGGAAGGATGTTGAAGCGGGGCACCTGGCGATCTGGTTTCTAAACATCCAGATCTTGAAGGAGTCCAAGAGCAACAACAAGCAGAACGTGTTTCAGGGCGACACCACGAGCCTAGCGCGCGGGCAGATGTCGGACAGTGAATCTGCGCTTGAGGTGCCAGAGGGAACGCTCATCAGCACCATTGATGCAGGCGTCGACACCCAGCAATACCGCGACAACGCCAACCACATCCTAGAGCAGCTCGCCAACAGCTACGGCATCAGCGCCGGCGTGCTGCACCACCAGGGCGTGCAGAGCGCCGAAGCTCGCGAGCTGATGCGCGCGCCAATTGAAGAGCTTCGCCGCAAACAGATGAAAGTGTTCCACTCGTTTGAACGTCGCTTTGTTGAGGCGCAGGCCGCGGTCATGCGCAGTGACATGCAGAGTCTGGCCTTTGAGGTTTCAGACTGGACCATCAAGTTTGGAGAGACCCGCAAGCCTTCATCCATGAAGGATTCGCTGGAGACGTTCGAGCACGAGCGCCGCCTAGGTTTGACCAACTCGATAGAATTCATGATGGCGCTTCGCGGCCTCACCTACGAGCAAGCGGAAGCCGCCATCCAAGACAACATAGACATTGAGCTAGCGCGCAACATTTTGATGCGTTCTTTAAACGAGATAAACGGATCTATGGGTGCCGACATGAGCGGCAGCCAGCAACCACAACAACCTACACAGCAAGAGGAAGCCACTGATGCCACCTGAAATGTTCGACAGCGGAACCCCCCCAAGTGAGACGTCGCAGACGCAAGAGCCTTCGCAGCAATCCGCTGCGCCGGCCGCTGGTGATGCGCCTCCGTGGGCTGCTTCGCTGTTGGAGAATTTCAGCAAGCTAGTGGACGACAAGATCAAGGCCGCGCTCCCAACAGCGCCAGCCGCGAAGCCGGTAGACCCGGCAGCACCAGTTAGCATAAACGACGCAGAAGAGGCCGCCGCGCGTCGCTTCACGCTCGAAAAGGGCATCGACGGTTTACAGCCACAGGCGCAAGAAATGCTCCGCAAGCTGTACGCCACCGAGCGCCCAACGGACGTGAGCGCCTGGCTCGGCGGCTACTCAACTGCGTTTGGTTTTGGAAAGGGTCAACCAATGGGCAATGGAACGAATAACGGGGGCGTTCCGGTAACCAGTGGTGGCGTCCCTAAAATGGACCGCTCTCTCGCGAACTACGGCAAGACGATCTTCGATGTGAGCCAGGACGACGTGCAGCAATCTGTGCGCCAAAACGGTTTGCTCGGGGCGGGGCGCCAGTTCCGCGAACAGATGCGCAAAGACCTCCCCGGTCACACGCTCAAGATCAAATAAGAAAGTGAGTCCATTACCATGGCTATTTCAACCATTACGACTGCAAACGATTTCGTTAACGCCTACTTCATTCAGCCCGCCATCCTAGCGGCTGCCTCTGAGCTGGCTCAAGTCTCGCCGCTCTGCCGTCAGTTCAACATTGTCGACAAGCCAGCTACCGGCGTTCAGATTGCCGTTGCTGCGTCGGTTTGGGGAACCCCTGACGACGGCGGCGCTGGTGTTAATACTGAGTACGACGCGGCAGAAGCTACGGACCTGTCTAGCACCACGTTCTCGACGAACGGCGTGACCGCGACGGCTGCCGAGTACGGCGTCCGCATGGACATTTCCGACACCCTCCTGGAGGACGCCGTTGACGCGATGGTCCTATGGGACACCGTGGAGTCGACCATGGTCGGCGCGCTGATGCTCGCCATTGATGACGACATCTGCGCCTTGTTTTCAGGTCTGTCGACTTCTGTCGGCACGTCAGGTGCTGACCTTACGGTCGCTCAGTTGCTGTCTGCCTTTACCGGCATTCGCACCCGTGGCAACCGCGCACCAGATGGCCTGGTGGCCGTTCTGTCGAATACCCAATGCGACGACATCGAAGCCGCTCTCATTGGCACCAATGCTGCTTCTGCTGTTTACGCTGGCGCGGCGGATCGGTTCCTCGCTGCTGCCCCTGGCCCGAATAATGGCCTGACCAATGGCCACGTGATGTACTTCCGCGGCAACCCCGTCTACGGCCAGGGCTTGTGCGACACGGCCAACGCCGCCGCTGACGATGTTGGTGCAGTGTTCGTTCCATCGACTGCAGCCAACGACGCATTCGCCACCTTCGGGATGGTCATGAAGCGTCTGCCACGTCTGGAAACTCAGCGTGATGCCTCGGCTCGCGCGACTGAGCTTGTATTGACCCTTCGTGCGGCTCCTTTTGAGTTGCGCGATCTGTCGGGCTGCAAAGTCGTCACCGGCGTCTAGCGAACCGACCCGGCGGAAACCGGGACCATTTTTAGTCAAAAGAGGAAATGCATGTCAGCACCGATCACATGGGTACATCCTAACTCAGGAACCGGCGTCAAGAAGGTGACCACGCGCGCGCCAGACGGCTCGCTCATTGTGGACTCGTATCCGCACACGGCGCCGCCGCCCAAAGATCACCCCCTCGCTGCCCGCGGATTCCGCCGGTGGGAGAAGATGGTTGACTCGTACGGCCATGTCGTCCGAGCCTGCCTCACTGAAGCGTCCGCCTCTTACGACACCAACAGCAGCTATTCGCAGTACCAGAAGGCCAAGATGCGTAGCAAGGGCTGGATTCCCTACGGGGAGTGCCCGAAGGCGCAGCTTCTGGTTGGCTCCATAGACCCATACTCGCTTATCCCTGCCAATCGGGATGGCACGCCATGCGCTCGCGGCACATTTGACAACGGCGAGGGCAGGGCCTCCAAGGGTCCGTGTGATTGCGTCACGGCAGAGATTGCCGCGCGCCGCGCGAGCAACCAGCGCGATATGGGCAGGCTGGAAAAGAAGTATCAATCCGAGCAGTCCAAAACCCTGGATGCCCAGGCCAAGAGCGCAGAAAACTCCGCGTCGTCGTTTGAGCAGTTGGCCGCCGCGCAGCTCAAGCAGACCGAGTTGATGGCCAAGGTTATTGATCGCCTGGCCGTTGATGATGAGGCCAAGCCGGCGCCAAAGCGCAAGGCTAAGGCTGCCGCCGAGTCGGAGGCAAACGAAGAATGAGCGATCAGCTCAAAGACCCGCACGAGATCAAGGCGGCCATCGTCGAGCAGTACCACGCCAACAGCCGACGCATGGGGCTGGAGGTGTCAGGCTCTGACCTTGAACGAATCGCCGCCGCAGATCTGCAGGCTGTTGCCCGCTACGAGGCCGCCCAGAAGGCCGCTCCGCACCCGGCTGCCAAGCCTGAGCCGGTAGAGCGCGTGAACAAGGGCGCTGAATTCGCTGCGGCGCGCGGCGCGAAGTTAGAAAAGAATTTCATCGCACCCGCCAAAACGGCCCCGCTTCGTGACCTCATCATGAGCGCGAAGCCAAAGACGATGAATCCCAAGTTCGACGCCATGATGGCGCGGGCCTTCAGGGTCATGCAGCCAAACGAGGTTGCCGCCGGACGGGGCATCGACGCCATGGCCGGTACATCGGACACGCCTTTGCTGGCCAAAAAGATGCTGGCCGAATTCATGAATTATAAGCTATGGCACCTGGCGCCAGGCAAGAACCCCTACCACGTCACGGGTGCGAAAGACCGCGCGAGAATCTTCATCCGTCGCGTAGAGGACCTGTGTGACCAGTCAACGGCCCACTACGGCCCATGGTGGGTAAAATGAGCCTGCATCAAGAAGCATTATTGGGCGTGACCGGGCAGACTCTCGTGCACATGTGCACGGACAGTCGCCCGCAATCTGTTGTCAGCGTCACCGTGCATGACATGCAGAGTGATGACGCGCTCATTGAATTCACCGCCCCAGGCCCGGGGATTGACCCACTGTCAACCGTCACCACGGCCGAGGCCGGCGAGGCGTGCGCGGACCCGCGCAAGGTCACGCTGTCTGATGTCACTGGCGTCATAGCCGGCCGCGCTTACCAGCTCCAGTCCCCTCATGGTGACACCGAGTGGGTGGTCGCAGCTTCGGTTAAAAGCAAGACCGTTACCTTGCGCCACCCCCTCCATAACGTATTTCCTCCCGGTTCCACGTTTAGGTCGACATGGATTTACGCGACCATCCCAGACGCGTGGGCGGCCAACCAGAGCAACCTGACGGAGCCAACGCGCCGAAATGGCTACCGGGTGCGGTGGGTGTATCTGGACGACGCAGGATGGGGCCGCGTTGCCCAGTCGACGTTTTCGCTTGTGCGTTACGAGACGCGAAATCACGTACTGCCCGTCCATGTTGACGCCCGCCACCCTGGCTGGCTGGAGCGCCTGCCGACCGACTATCAGGGCAACCAGGGCAAAGAGCTTATTGACCAAGCCTTTGAAGCCGTGCGCCTAGACCTCTTGCAGGAGGGGCACATTGACCACGCCTCGCGCAATCCGGCCATACTGTCGGAGCTGATCATCCAAAAGACGATCGAGATTGCCACCGAGGTCAACGTCCGCAACGGTGGCGCCTCTCCGGAGTCGCTACTGGTGGCTCGCCAGGGCTACAGCGAGCGCATTGCCCGCCTGGTCCGGCAGCAAGAATTAGACACCCAGGCGAGCACCGGCGGCGCCTCTGGCGATGGCCGACGCAAGAACATCTTCTCACGGTGACCATGACGCCAACGACCGCCTCCGAAATCAGGGACCAGATCATATCACTGGTTTCGGCAATTATTCCGAGGTCGCAAGCAAGCTCGCGCTTTCGCCTGCACCGCGAGGAGCAGCCCATTGATGTCTTTGGCGATGCCCACCCAGACGCCGTGCTGCGCCTTTTTTCCGTGTTGGACCTGGGCAGGTACAAGGCGCCGACAGTCTCTGGCATCGACACCGAATGGCGTGAGTCCACGTTCATCGTCCTGGTCGGCTACCCGGCAACCTCGCGCGCAGGCAAGGGGAACGCCCGCTCGATCGAGGACATGATCAACCAGGACGGCGACCTCATCGACGAGGCCATTGGATTGCGTGGATTTGGAAACTTTACCAAATCAGTGATGATGCCCGAGTCGTGGGACCGCCAGACGTTGGACGGCGAAAACACGCGATGGATACGAATCGAAACCACCCACGGATACTGGAGGAATAAATCACATGTCCCGATCTAGCGCACCTGGCGTCATCCTTTACGAACGCGAAACCGCATGGGCTGAAGCCACGGACACGTGGGGAAAGCGGCTCGCCGTCATCAACAAGGTTGATGTCTCCGGCCTCACCCAGAGCATGATCGAGCGGAATGTGAGCGGCGATCGCAAGCAGCACGGCACGTCAAAGGTGCCTGGTGTCTTCGGCGGCGAATTTAAGGTTGGCCTCCACCTGCCAGGCCATGGTTCGTCCACGGCGGGCGCGGTCACCCTTGCTGACCTGGCGCAGCTCCTAGGTGACGCCATCGGCTCCTCGTCCGTTTCCGCCGCCTCCGGCACCACAGCCACCGGCGGCACGGCGAACATTCCGACCACCACAGCCTCCGGAACCTTTGCCAGCGGCGCACTCGCGCGCATTGGCGCCCTGGGGGATGGTCGTGGCAGCGGCCAGGTCTATGCCATCTCGACCCACATCACAACGAACATGACCCTGCTCACAAACCTGCCGGCCATCCCGAGCAACGGTGACGTGATTTCCAGCGGTGATATGATTTGGAGCGAAGAGAACCCAGCCGGCGCGGCAATCTACTCGTACCGTTTCCTGCTCCTGACCGCTAACCAGCAATTCGCCTGCCGTGGCTGCTACATTAAGGGCGTCTCGTTCTCCGGCCTCAATGCCGGCGAGCTGCCCATGGTGGAAATCACCGTGGGCGTCAGTTACTGGAAGCCAATGAACCAATCATTCCCGGTTGCCATCGGCCTGCCGACCGCGGTCCCTGCGCCAAACGCCGCCGGCTCGCTTTGGTATGGCGCCAAGGGCGTCGCCACCTATGGCGCCAAAACTCCGCGCAGCCTGCAGATTGACTACACCCTGGGCATCAAGGAGCTGACGTCCATCAACGCCGCCAACGCGCAGCAGACCATCGTTGGCGCGGTCCGGACCCCTGACCAGATTAAGCTGACCATGGTCCTCGATGCCGATGCGGCCAGCACCACGCCTGCCGAGCAGGTGGCCTGGGACGCCAACAGCGAGCAGCACGCGCTGATCACCCTCAACAGCGCCAACGGCAAGACCGTGGCCTTCTACTTCCCCCGCCTGCTACGCTCTGGCAACAAGCCAACGCAGGCGGACGTCGACGGGCTGAACCGCCAGGCGCTGGAGTTCATGGCCTACGAGTCGGGCTCTGGCTCGACCGACCTGCAAACCTCCGCATTCCGCATGCTCCTCGCCTAAAGGAAATCAATGGCCATACGCTTACCAAGCCTAGTCCAAGTGTCAGCGACCGTCTGGTCTGGTGATGACGCGCTAGATCTGCCGGACCTTCACGCCTACTACAAGGCGCAGTCCGGGAAGATGGCGGCGCGTCAAAAGAAAGACCTCAGCATTGAAGAGCTTGAATCTCTGATCAAGAAACACGATGAAGAGCGAGCCGCGCTGGGCGAAAAAGCAAAGGCCGACATCGAGCGCCTGAACGTTGCACGTGAAACGGGCGACTACGGTCCGATTATTAAAAGCGGTGAGTCTCCCACATGGTTTCATTTTCGCGTGATTCCAGGCGGGCTGCTCCGCGAGTTCAGAAGCGCATTGATGGCCAATGAGGTTTCGGACTTTAAGATCCCAGCGCTCGCGTTCCGCCTTGCAATCGAGAAGATCGAAAACCTGGACGGCGTAAAGGTTGAGCGTGTCGAGGACAAAGCCTATGGAAAAATCGCAAAGGCCAGCATCATTGATGCACTCGATATGATCAGTTCCGGCATCGTGAATGAACTTGGCGGGTGGGCGCTTGATCGCTCCGTCCCAAAATCCGCGTGATTCAGGGCGCGCGGGGGCTGCCATGGATCACACATCAACGCCGCAAAGAACCCGCATCAGTATCGCACCTGTTTGACTGCGACGGCTGCAAGAGCGCCTATTCGCCGCAGGAGCGCCAGCAAATGGGCTGCGGCTGGGAGCCGTCCGTTGAGGGCGCGACGACCTGGTGGCCGCGAGACGCACTGGACGACGACCCACCGGACACATGCATCGGCTACCTGATTCGGCTACCGGAGCTCCAGGAGGCGGCGCGGGCAATGATCCACTGGGAGCGCGGCACGCTGCGCGAGCGGTTCGGCGGGCTGGAGCCCACCGGCGCGCTGCTCGATGTTTTGGAAACCATCCACAGATCCGCTAATGAATTAGAGGCACATACCCTGCGCCAGAAGGACAAATAGCCATGTTCGGAGACCTCACCAAACGCGTTGTCCTGGCATACAAAGCTGATACGGCAAGCGCCCAGGCTGACATCAAAAAGCTGGCCATGACGCAGAAGGACCACGCCCAGGTCATGAAGAAGGACCTTGAGGCGCAGAATACTGTGCTAGAGGGCCAGATTGCCCAATATGCAAAGTATGCAGCCACGGCTGCCGCGGTCTATGGCGGCATCAAGGTCGCGCTGGACTCGATGGAATTCTACTACGAGCGGAACGAGCTGCGAGAGAAGGCCCAGGGGCACAGCATTGAACAGCTAAAGGAGGCCACCCGCGGCCTCGTCTCGGAGACAGAGCTTCTGAAGTTAGCCGTGGCGGCAAACAACGGCGTCATGAAGGCGTCTGAGTCTGAGCTTCTGACCGTTGCGAAGGCGATGGACGTCTTTGCAGACCGCAACTATGACGCTGCAAAGGTCATGTCGGATTTCAACGAGTTCCTGCAAACCGGCAAAGCCAAGGCACTGAAGGACTACGGCCTGCAAATTACAGAGACGCGCGGATCGGTTGAGCAGTTCAAAGAGGTGATGCAGCAGCTGACGGTGGTCGCTACCGACCAGGCGTTCATTGTGAACGACTCGCGAGACGCATGGGACCAGTCCAAGATTGCATTGGGCGACAACGTGGACAGCCTGCGGGAGGCCGCCGGAGCATTCATGGAGCATGTATCCCCGGTTCTCACGTTTTTTATTGATCTTGCCAACGAACTAATAGTGGCGGTGAAGTTAGCTATCGAAGGCTGGCGACTGATCTTTGTCGCCATCAAGGACATGTGGGACTACGTCGCCGGAGGCCTTTCAATGTGGGGCGATTCAATCCGCGACGCCGGTGAATATCTAGGCATAATCAAAGAGACCGACACCCGCGTCTCCGGCATGGCTCGCTCAATGGCCATGGTCAACGAGGCCATCGCCATTGGTGTAGCGGCTGAGAAGTACAAGCTGAGCCTGATGGAGCAGCAGCAGGTAATCGCTATCACGATGGCGATGGGCAGCGGATCGCCAGCGAAGCTGATGGAAGCATTCAAGGAAATGGCAGTGTTTCGCAAGGCCTACGCACATACTGGCGACCTTGAGCTGACCGACGCTGACATGCTCGACGTAGACGGAATGACCCCGAAGGGTGGCGGCAAGCGAGAGCGCCCGACATTCGACCTGGAGATGGTTGACGGCGACGCACTGCGCAAGAAGTTTGCAGCTCAGGATGCGGCGATCACGGAAGCCATGAATGAAAGCCACGAGCTGTTTGTGGCCGAGTGGCAAAAGCTTGGATTCGCCGGGCAGGAGCACCTTCTGAAGGCAGTGGAGGTGGCTGGCGATATCCGCGATGAGTACGCGCAGTTCAATGTAAATCGAACGCAGTCAGTGTTCCGGGACATGTTCGGAGACCCACAGGAAATCAACCTGTATGCCGAGGGCTTCAATATGCTTCGCGACGCCAGCGTTGCGGCATTCCAAGCGATGATGACCGGGAGCGAGAGCGCTGGCGCGGCGTTTAAGCGGGTCATAGCAGCCCAGATGATGGCGCTAGCCGCCAACATGTTCGGCAAGTCTGTCTATCACGGCGTTGAAGCGCTGGCATACCTGATCACCGGCAGCTACGGACAGGCTGCGGCATCCGGCGTCGTTGCCGCGAAATATGCATCTGGCGCGCTGCTTCTCGGCGGCATTGCCTCCTCTCTCGGCGGCGGCGGCGCGGCAGCTGGCGTATCTGGCGGGGCTGGCGCATCCGGGCCGGCAACGTCTAGCGCCGGCATCCTGCCCCCTCCATCGGAGGCGCGCGGCAATAGCGTCACCGTTGTGGTTGGCGACGACTTCGCGGACGACAGCCCACGCAAACGTCAGCAGCGCGCTGAACGCATGGTCAATCTTGGCATGCGCAGCTCGCGCGAGGTGGTGTTCGCATGAGTACGCACGGCATGTTAGAGGCGCGCATGCGCATCACGTCCACCGATGCCTGGTCGGTGCTTGTCTCCTATGGCGGCAGCGGATATGTCTCGCAGAGCGTAACCACGGCTGGCACCGACGTTTATTTACGCGACGTGCTCGACCTGCTGGAGACGAACCTCAACATATCGTTTGGCTCGGGATGGACCGTCTCTTACGACTTCGGCGAGAACGGCACGGGCAAGGTGTCCATCTCCAAGACCGGCACGACGTGGGGCATCCAGTGGTTCTCCACAACGTTCCGCGACGTCTGCGGCTTCACCGGCAACATCACCGGGACCGCGGGCCAGGTGCAGACCGCCACCAATATTGCTGACACGATCTGGCTGCCGGGCACGCCCAAGTCTGCGCAGTACAAGGACGCGAACCCGGGGCACTACGTCACCGACAAGCGCACCACCATCTCGCCAACCGGCGTCGTCAAGACGCTCTACGGCAACAAGTACGTGGAAATCCCTGCTGTCAAATGGGACACGGTGGCCGAAGCGCGCGCCCGCGGCATCACAGTGCGCGGCTCATGGGAGCGCCTCTGGTACCAGTCCCAGCTCGGCGAGGCGTCCTATCACGACCCTGGCTCCACGCTGCGATACTACCCGGACGCCAGCGCCGGCACGTCCTATGCCGTGCGCATACCAGACATGCCCAACAGCGACCTCAAGCCGCTGGTGCAGAACTGGTCGGGGCGCTACACGGTTGAGATTCCCAAGATGCTGGTGCAGCCATGAGCACGACCCGCGACGACCTTATATCGCGGGAAGGATTTTCCTATCAGTGGGTACTGGCGATTGAAGGCTACGAGTACATCATTACGGATGGCCCCACCGCGGCGGCGCTCACTGCATGGGCGGCAACGTCCTGGTCGTCGGCGCTTGGCGGACTGGCGGTCAATTGCGACTTCGACCAATCGCTTGAGGCGTTTGACGCCTTCTCGTCTGCCAGGTCGCTGACCTTCTCGGTGATGGATTGCGACGATACGGACCGCTTCGGCATCGACGTGGCGCGGCCGGCCTTTGGCGCCAAGACGTGGTTATCTGCAGCCATCGACGCCAACGACACCACAATCACCGTCAAGGACACCACGGCATTCACGAGCACCGGCACCATCTATATCGGCACCGAGAGAATCGTTTACACCGGCAAGACGGCAACCACATTCACCGGGTGCACGCGCGGCAAGTATTCCGCGTTCAACCGGGACGGCGTCACCACGAATGAGTTTGGCCGCGCCCACAGCATCCCGTCGTGGGATTTCAACGTCCAGATTCAGCCACTCGTGACGCAGTACCCGCAGACATTCATCGGGCGGTGGGTCGGCCTTTGGATGCACCGCAAGCGCGCTGGGGTGCTGGACTCCAAGGCCGAGGCCCTATTGGTCTACGCCGGAAAGATATCGGATATCCGAGACAGCGGCAACGGCATAACATCGGTGGCATGCACGGACCTTCTCGAGGTTATCAAAGAATCCACTCTGCACAGCGACCCGCTTGAGCTGCGGGTCCGCGAGGGCATTGAGGTCACCGCGTTCGACAAGCTGCAGATCTCCGTGCATGTCGACGGCACAGCGTCGGCCTACATGTACGGGGCTTTCACGCCTGGCGTGTACACCATCGACGAGCTTGTCTCCGAGATCAACTCATTTGCCGCGGCGCTGCCAAGCACGTCAGCAACTTCGGCCTTTTCGCTTGCCATCGTCAACACGCAAGGCGGCTGGCGCGTCGAGGCCTCGGCCAGGAACACCACGGCCGGCAGCAAACAATGCTCAATTGGTCTGACCTCTTCAAAGCGGGTGATTCAGTTTCTCGGCCTGGCCAACTTTGACAACGCAACGTCATCGGCGGCAGAGGCCAACTATGGCGCATGGGTCATTGGTCCATTTACATCACACGCCACCAACTTGGTCTACAAGGTGGGCGACTTTGAACCTCTGCGGGTCGCGGACTCCGGCATCCACAGCGCCTATAATAACTCACTGGCTTCCAACCTGACGTCTTGCTACTTCGACTCGGCACGCGGGACATTCATCGACCAGGCGGATTCGCTGCCTCAGGGCGTCGCCACGGTCCTGCAATCGACAGGGCAGTGGGGCCTCTGGATGATGGCCGGCAGGCTTTATCTCGGCAAGTACGACGAGGCCAACTCGAAGGTGTCAAACCTGGAGCCCATCAAGGGATTCATGGAGACCAAGGAGACCGAGAGCGCAGCGACGTTTCTGGCCGCTGGCCGGCTGGCATACTCGGCAAAACCTGAGGACATGTTCATGCGCCAGATCGTGGTGCTTGAAGGCAACATGCGCGATCTGGTGGTCGGTCTGGCGTGCGGCACCAGCGTCCCTGGATACAACCATGCCACCTACGACAGGTACGGCGCCGCGCTGGGGGCGGCAATTCCTTACGAGCCACTGTCATCGCTCTATGAATCGCTATCTCGCATAGACGGCGCAACGGTCGGCAACGGGTCCATCGTCGTGCTCGAGAAGCCAACGACGTTTAAGGAGCTGTTTAACGCGGACATGATTATGCGCCAAGCGTTTTTGCATTGGCACAACGGGTCATTGCGGGTCGCTCGCTGGGCAATGCCGCGGGCAGCGAAGGCGGTTGCGAGCCTTACCGAATCCAATAAGGCGGGGCAATCCGGTGACGCGCAGCGCACGGTCACCGAGCGGACCGACCGTCACATGCGCAACGTGATTAAGATCGAATACAATCGCGTCCCCGGCAAGGACACCTACGAGTCATCGTTCCAATTCGTTGATGCCGCCTCCGTTCAGAACTATGGCAACGAGCGCGCGGTAACCATCAAGGCCCGCAACAGCTACGGGGACTATGCCACAACGGGTGACAGCGTGAAGTCTCTCGCGCCAAACCTCCTAAGTATACTGCCCATGTTCTCGCGACCGCGCTTTGAGTGTCGGCGCACCATCGACCATACGCTATACGAAAAGCTGTACCCGGGCGCGGTGGTGTCCGTGACGGACAACTTTATGCGTGACCCGAGCACGGGCGCCAGGGGCATCATCGCGCGCGCCGCGATTGTGCTTCGCTTGCGGTACGACTTCGGTGGCTGGGAGTACGGCGCAGACGCCCCCCGCGGCATGTTCGGCGAAGTAGACCTGCTATTCTTTGACTCAGACGAGACCAAGGCGCTAGGCAGCAGCGCGGTGGTTGATACGTCGTTTACGACTGGCTATTACGTTAACGGGTGGGATGGATCCACTACGGTTCGCACCGTCGCCAGAGAGTTTGCCGCCAGCGACGAGAGCGTTGACCACGCCTCAATCGCTGTTGGCGATGAGGTTTCGATCATCGAAATCAACCCAGACGACCCGGCCTCCCCCCTCACGTGGAACGGCACAGTCACGTACTCAACCAGTCAGTACATTGCTCTTGATGTTGTGCTGACAGGTTTCATCGTTGGCCGCGAATACAAGATTGTCCCGCAAGGCTACTCCACATCCACCGCCGCTCAGCGGGCCGCCTACACCTACCTCGCCGACACAACCAATCTTGTCGACGCCGCGCGCGACGCGTATACGTTCGGCGAGGACGACGACAGCCGCCCCACGCTGGCGCTCGCTTCTGCGGTGGCCTATGAGTCCGGCGGGAAAATAGCGGAATCTGGCGTCGCCGATGCCGATGGCCCGCCACTCGACGTGGCGACCATCGACGAGATGTTTCGCGCAGTGAATCATCTTTGCGATGCAAGAACGGCGACCATTGGGAATAACCTGCGTGCGGCAGGTGCGGCCAGCAGCGTCTTTGTGATGCCGATCTATTTCAGCGCTGGGACAATCACCGGATCAATGCGGCGAAATCTAACCATCGCCGTCATCTGCGAGTCCACATCGGGCATAGCCAACGACATCATGGTGTACCTGTCCGATGCGCCGCCAACGCAAATTGGCAAGGGGGCGGCGTTTGCCGTTGACGATCTGCGATTTAACGGGCGCACGTTTGGCAAGCGGACAACGGTGGCCACGGCGTCTGGCGTTAACGAGAAGTCCATCAGTTTCGACATCTCGCAGATGGCTGACGCCGGCGTGCTGTGGCTGACGGTGGCTGCCAAGACCAGCGCGATGTCGTCGGCCATCACGCTCTACGGGGTATCCCGGATCCAGCTCGGCGTTAGGACGGGAATATGAAATTCATCGAAGTGCCACTGGTTACACCGAAGCGCCTGCGCGGCAGTCAGTTTGCGCGCAACGGCCTTGCGCCATCCGCGGCCGCTGACTCGCTGCTGGCGACGCAGATAAATCACCTCATCAGGAATAAGCGCAAAATGGTATTTTCGCACGGCCTGCGAGAATCGCAGAAGCCGGCGGGGTCTGTCGGCACAACGGAGCGGCTGCGGTTCTACTTCCTGACCGGCACCGGGGCCATCGGGATTAGGATTCGAGCCGCGGTGACCGCTAGAAGCTACAGCGCCTCGACCGTCCCTCGGCTTAGGTTAGATCTGACGGACGTCGTTGCCGCTACCACCGCCACTACGTACATCAACCTGCCGTCGGCGTACCCGGGCACTTTCGGCGTCAACGAGCTGCACAACGTCGACCAAGTGATCGACGCTGACGAAAAGAAGGCATATCACCTGGTGGTCAGCGACGTCGACGGCACCAGGGTTGTGTCGATTTGCGGTGTCGATGTCTCGGCCCCACCTAGCGACGACGAAGCATTCTATTTGCCGGCGGTTTCCTCGGTGGGCAAGCCAATTACCGCGGCGCGCCACAGCCTGATGCGCGATATCATCAACGACCTTTATACATACAATGGACCGCACCTGATCGCCTGGGCTGCCCACGGCGGCGTAGAAACGGTGTCCACCAGCGGCGGCTCCCTGGTGCGGGCGTTCCCGACCACCGTTGATTTCAGGCTTGACCTAAGCAACATGGCTCGGCGCAATCAAACAACGGTGCCTGTCGTGTTTGGTGCAGTGGCGTCGCTCAACGGCGGAACCCCATCCATGAATGTTCACCTCTACCAGGGCGGCGTCAGCAAGGGCTCGGTCAATCTAACCACCAGCAACACATGGGTGACGACGACCTTCAATCTGGCCGCTTCCGACCTGGTCTATGACATCCGAATCCAGCGAATCAGCGGCACCACCCACGACATAAAAGGCGTCACTTGCTACGTCTACGACCCATGATTTTGATGCCTTTGCGGGCCGTTGTAGCGTTCGCAGGTGACTGACGGGAAACGTTATCCTAGGCCTGCAACGCAGACGGATGTTGAAGCCGTACGCGGGCGGGTGAGCGACGCCAAGACGTTGTTTCGCGGCGAAGTGGACAACGTCAAAGACCGCCTGAAAACGGTTGAAGAGGCCGTCAAATACCTGGCCGAGGCACGCAAGGATGACACCGCCCATCGCCGCTGGCTGCTCGGCCTGGGTGTCATCGTCAGCGTGGCCGTCGTTGGCCAGTCATTCGCATCGTGCATTTACACCCGCGAATCCGTCGCGGAGTTGAAGGCAGAAATCAGCAACATCAAGGGGAGGCAGTAATCATGTGGCAAGCATTCATCAAAACTCTTAAGGTCCTGGCATCGTCTCGCAAATTTCAGGTGGCGGTGCTGTCCGCTGTCGTGTGGGGGCTCGGGAAGATTGGCCTCAAGCTCGACGTGCAGGACATCCTGCCCATCGTCGCGCCGCTGTGGCTGTACATCTTTGGCGTGGCCATCGAGGACGCTGGCAAGGCTGCGGCCGTGGCCAAGTCTGATGCGGTCAAGGCAACCGCCATCCTGCCGGCTAACCCGCTCGGGGAATAATGGAGTCGCTCGGCATCGCCCTGGCAGCGGTTGCGATTGTGTCGCTCGGCACCATTGCGGCCTTTGCGCTCAAGCTGGTGGCGGCGGCGAATGTCGAAACGCACCTGCGCAATCAGAACTACGCGTTGCAGATGGCGGACGACCAGAAGCGTGTGGCGCTGCAGGACGTGGAGCGCGAACGAAACAAGGCGGTGGCATATGCGGAATCAATGGAAACTGAACTTATGGCTCTGGCTAGCGTTGCCGGCGAGCCTGTTGTGCGCGCCAAGCTGCTCGAAATATGGGGCGGTAAAATACACCCCATCGGTCGTGAGATTGTACGAGCCGTGCCTGACCAGCCCGCCGCCGTTGCCGCACCCAAGCCTCCTGGCACTGCCTACGTGCTCACAGGGGGCGCCGTGCCCGATGCCAACGAGTGGTCAGCTCGAAACGATCCTACAAAGGTTGCTCGTCCTGGAGCTGTGGACATCAAGCGCCTGGGCGAAATGTTCAAAGGAAAAAAATGATGCGCTGGACAACCAAGCTCAATGACCCCACGGAGGCCCTGGCGCGCGCCAAGAGCATGACCCGCTTTGGCAGGTACGTGCTCGGCGCCGGCGGCTTCCACCCCAACCACGGGGACCCCCAGAGCGCGCACTGGAAGCACGGCAAGGTGGGCCTCGATTGCAGCGGGTTCTTGTTTTGGTGTTGGGGCGTCAGCCGCAAGCAGCAGCTCGCCGGCCAGGTCGAGCACCTCAACACCGATTGGCTGGTCCATGACGCCCGCAATGCCCAGGCCCGCGTGGAGCTGGTGGCCATGCCGGAGCCGGGCGACGGGGTGGTCTTCGGGTCCTTCCGCGATCGCAAGAACTCCAAGGTCGTCGGCCACTGCGGCATTGTCGTGGGGGTCGAGGGCGGCAGCGGCAGTATCTTCGAGCGCCTACGGGTCATCCATTGCAGCTCGGGCAACTTCCGCCGGTTCGGCTACGCCATCGCGGAGACCGACGGGCAGGTGTTCAACGGCGGCAAGGACACCATTTTCGTGCGGCCACTGCCTTAGATTTTGACCACATCACCCCATCAGATACAAGGAACAAGGAGAACCAACCATGGCAAACACATACAACCGTTTAGGACTCTTGGCCATGACCGGCCTCAACCTCGCCAGCGATGATATCCGCGTGCTCCTGGTGGGCTCCGGGTACACCTTCAACAAAGATCATGACTACGTTTCCGACGTCGTCGCCAATGAATCGAGCGGCTCCGGATACGTGCGCAAGGTGCTCGCGAGTAAGACGACGACGCTCAACGACACCAGCGATCGCGTCGAGTTTGATGCTGCCGACGTGACGTGGACTGCTCTCACCACGGGCGCTGCCATCGCGGCTGCTATCGTTTACAAGCATGTTACCAACGATGGCGACAGCCCTCTTCTTGCCTACCTGGACCTGACGCCAGCCGTGGCCGGCAATGGCGGGGATTACACCGTCCAGTTCGACGCCATCGGACTGTTCCGTATCCAGCCTTCGCCATAAAGGAGCATCATGGCAATCACCACACTTGATGGCGTCATAGCCGGGTTCCTGCCTCCGGAAAACATCTACAAGTCAGGCCCAACCATGGAGGCCGCCGGCGTCATGCATTCGCTGTTCCTCGCGGCAGGCCGGCCTGGCGCGGGCACTGCCCCGGCAACCGGCATCAACGGGGCGGCCCTCACGACACTCTCCGGGCAGATTCCGTTCACCAACCCAACCGGAGGCGCCTTTAAGTATCTGGCGCGCGCTGACGTCAGCTCCACTGTCTTTGGCACGCTGCTCTTGTTTGACCGCCTATGGCACAACAGCGGAACCGTCGTCACGACGACGACCGCGCAGACGATCACATTCCCGGGGCTGCCTGCGCGTGACATGGGCGGATCAACAGACGGTGTTGGCGTGCAGATTGGCATTGAGGTCATGACAGCGACGACAAATGCTGGCGCGATCGCGAATACAACCATAAGCTATACCAACAGTGCTGGCACGGCAGGCAGGACAGGAACAATTCCATCGTTCCCCGCCACCGCGGTTGCTGGCACCTTTGTGCCGTTCACGCTCGCCGCGGGCGACGTCGGCGTGCGAAGCGTCCAGTCCATCACGCTTGGGACCTCCTATGTTGCCGGCGCCATCAGCCTCGTGGCTTACCGCCAGGTTGCCCGCATCCCGCTGCCGGCGGCCAACGGCACCACGCTGCTCGACGCGGTGCAGCTCGGCATGCCGCGCCTGTATGACAACACGGTGCTTTGGCCCGTCTGGCTGGCGTCATCCACCTCGGGCGTCACTGTGCACGCACAATTGGTCTACACAGAGGGCTAATCCATGGCCATCACGGGGCGCGCCAAATATCCGTTTGTGGGCCGCCTCGCCGGCCTTTCGGTGCAGGCCCTTTACAAGCCAATCAGCGCCCGCGGCAACAGCGCCATTTCAGCGGCCTCGTCGGACTTCTTTTTTGAGGGCGGCATTGGGCCGCAGGTGGTCATCGCAGGCGCCGCCATCGCGCTCGCCCTGTCCTCCGGGTCGGTAGCTTCGCCTGGCCCCGCGTCTGCAACGACCCAGTGTGCGGTAGCCGTTTCCCTGTCATCAGGGGCGGTGGGCGCCCCGGGGGTGATGGCCTCAACAGCAGGGGCTGGGGGTGCTGACATCTTGGCATCGCCCGCGTCGGCGAACATCGCTTACACGGTCACCGCAGCCATCGCTGGTGCAGATGCGCTAGCCGGAGCCGCAGCGGCCTTGCCTGGGCCTGTGGCGCCCGTTGCGGGCCTAGCGGGCGCAGACATCCTAGCGTCGCCTGCGACTGCCTCCGCGGCGTACATGGTCACTGCAGGCATTGCGGGTGCGGACGCCCTCGCATCGCCCGCGGCAGCATCCCCGGGCCCCGTGACGGTCCTAGGCGGCGCCGGCGTCCTGCACGCCCTTGGCGGCGCGGCAGCGGCTGTCCCTGGCCCTGCATTCTCCGTGGCGCCGAGCGCGTCAGCGCTGGCCCTCGCTGGAGCTCCATTGGCTATCCCAGGGCCCGTGTCGCCCACCGCCAGCCTGGCTGCCGCGGACATCCTAGCGTCGCCTGCGACCGCCTCCGCGGCCTATAATGTCACTGCGGGCATAGCAGGCGCCGCGGTGCTGGCATCCTCGCCAGCGGCCATCCCCGGGGCTGTGACTGTCCTGGGCGGTGCCGGCATCTCTCACGCCATCGGCGCCGCGGCGGCGGCCGTGCCTGGGCCCATCACCACCGCGGCGGGACCTGCTGCCGCCCTGGTGGTCACGTTGGCGGCCTTGCCGGTGCCGTCAGCCCCTCCTGCCATCCCGGAGGTCTGCGCCACCCGCCACACACCGGACTATGTCGCCGCGTCCCTGGTGAGCGAGCAGCACGCCTACTTTGTCGGTGGGCCAACGGCAGAGGCGGACGGCAGCACGCCGGCAGAAAACGTAGACAACGCGGACTTTGTCGGCGGCCCCAGCGCTGAGGCCTACCGCGTCACCCCCACCACGGAAGCGAGAAAAGACTATGAGTGCTAGCAATCCACCCACCCACCGGCTCCGCGTCGGCGACCGCGCACCGGACGTAATCGACCGCCTGACCACGATCAACGCGGACGGCGAGGAGTCTCCAATGACCTTCCCGGCGGGCACAACCTTTCAGTTCGTGGCCACTGGACCAGCGTCGATCACGGCATCTGCCAGCGTCGCGGAAAATAGCTCACGGACGACCATCACCTGGTCGCCTGGGGCTGGGTCAACCGACGTGGCGGGGACGTACACATACGTCTGGAGGGCCACCTACCCGGACGCCCGGATCCAGACCATCCCGTCAGCCTACGATGGCACGCTGGTGATTGCGCCGTGAGCGACAACGACCTGGCGGCAATCGGCATCGTCTGCGTGACGGTGTTCTTATGCTTCGTCGCCTGGTGCGCGGACCGCGACTGAGCCGAAGTGTTCCCGACAACATCCTTGATTTCGTTGGGGAAAAACCGAGCGCGGGAACGGAAATCAAGGTTAAGTTATCGAGATCGTTGACTTACGCTAGCTTGAGGTGCTAGTGGGTAACACTGTGGGGGTTCGAGTCCCCCCTCGCGCACAGGCCGCAAGGCTGCGAAATTCATCTGAAATCACTATTTCAGTTGAACTCGCTTTGCCCGCCGCGAAGGCCAGCGGGAACAGAATTGGGCAATTGTTTTCCCGCCAGCGCGGCCATTGCCGTTGCCTGGCGGCGGTCGGACACAATCCCGGCATCAGCGTAGTGGGCCGCGGTGACCGCGTAGGACGTGTGACCCAGGCTGCGCGCCACGATGTCAGGGGACGCCCCAACGGCAGCGCAGATGGTCGCGTGCGTGCCCCTGAGGCCGTGCGGCGGCACGACGGCCACGCCAGCTGCAGCGCACAGCCGGCGCACGTGGTAACCCACCCAGTGACGGTCCGCTGCCGGCCACAAGCGGTCCTGTCCACCGCGCCGCAACCTCGCGAGCAAGGGCTGGAGCTCCATCGGGATGGCAACCCGGCGCTTGCCGGCCTCGGTCTTGCTGCGGGTAATCCATAGCACCGTGCCGCCGTCGTCGATGTCGCGCCCGATGCGCTCGACAATCTCCGTGGCGCGGAGGCCGCAGAGCAGGGCGACGAGTGCCGCAATCGCCGCGTCATCGCCGGCATGTGCCGCGCGGAGGCAGTGCCCCACGAACAGCCTCGACTCGTCGATGGTGAGCTGGGCCTTGCCTCGTTTGACCTTGCCGGCATGCTTGAGACCCGCCAGGACGTTGCGAGGCATGTGCCCGCGATCGACGCACCAGGCGCCGAAGCGAGCGCACTCGGCAAACGTCATCCGCTGTGTCTCGGTGGCCATGCTAGCCCGGTAAGCCTCGGCGTGCGCCGATACCTTCGCCGCGGTGATCGCCGCCAACCTGCCGCCGAGTTGCGCGCCTCGCAGGCCAAAAAATGCCATCAAGCGGTAGCGCGCCGTGATGCATGAGCGCTCGCTCACGCCGCTCGCTTGCTTGTCTTGGACGTAGGCGTCGATGACGTCGCGCGTGGTGCGGGTTGCGATGACTTTGCCGATGGAGTCCCGGACGGCGAGGGCTTCGTCGAGCGTCTCAAAGTCATGAGCATGTCGTGCGCTAGCTGATCGTAATATGACTCTCCATTTGTTGTTGTGCTGATAGGGTCCATAGACGCGTTCTCCTTTTGATGTTCTTCCTCTACCCATGGTGCAGTGCTTTCTGCGCCCGGTTCTTCCGGGCCCCGTGTAGCCTCAAATCGCGCTGCGAATCTACGCAACGCGCGTTCAGTTGCCGCCTCGACTGCCGGGCCGACGATGCGGACCAGCAATGCTTCCAGGAGCTTGGCGGTCATGGCGGTGCCTCGCATGCTCTGCACTTCACTCGCACGACACGATATTTGCCGTTTCCGGCGTCCTGGGAAGTCATATGGGTTCCCATGCCGCCACACCCGCGGCAGACCGCTTCGGTTTTTGTGGCCTCCGCGAGTTTACGCATGAGTTCAACGGTCAACGGACTCTCCCGCTGCTGCGCGGTTAGGATGTCGTGGGTCATGGTTTTACCTCGCATCTAGCCTGCGCAGTGCATGCCTTGGCTGCCGCTTCAACGCATGCGGGATGGTCGCCGTAGCCCATGCCATATTTGTCGCAAATCCGCTCGATGCAACAAACGATGTCTCCCGCTGCGCAAGGCGTCTTATCTTTTGCGTTGCAGCAAGCAAGTGCGGCCAACATCAATGCGAACCTCATGGCTCACCCCTCCCCAGCTTCTCCGCAATCTCTGTCGGCTTCAGGTCGCCCCATGTCTCCCTGACCCATGTCTCAATCGCCTTGAGCTGCTCCTCTGTGTAGGTCACCTCCTCATCAACAAAGTCCGGGGTGTGTGCCTTGGTGAGCCGCATCTCTTCCGCCACCCGCGACATAGAGACGAAGCCGGATGGTTCGCGGAGATACTCCATGCGGGCCTCATGCCAGTAGACGGTGGAGTTGCATATTTGACCTAGCCCATTGAGGCGCTTAAACAGAGGCTGACATAGCGGTTCAATGATGTGTATCCATGATGGGTCACGCCATGGCCGCCACCCAAATTGCTTGGTCATCGCGCGGTTCTTCGCCGCCTTCCTCGCGCGGCGCTGTTCGCGGAGGGATATTGGAAGCGTATGCCCGCACCTGCACGACATACCATCCCCCCACTCCTCGGAGCACGGACCAACTGCCAGGCCATCCCATTCCCAGCAGAAGTGAAACCCAAAGTAAATCTCAGTGCGTGACAGCGATGCGCCGCCCCATGTTAACGCCATAAGTCTTTCCTGTCGCATCACTCGCCTCCTTCTGGCTGGATTTCGTAGTCGGTGGCGGTTATGTCGTCGGCCTCGATGACTTGCTTCGCGTACGTACCCTTCATCGCTCCCCCTTCTTCACTTCCTTGAGAACAACCTCAACGCGCACAGGCCACGGCAATCGCCAATTAAAAGGCGGCGAGCGAAGGTCTTTGCGAGTGAGGATGTAGCCGTACCTTTCGTGTATGTATCTCCTGGCGGCGAGTCTGGTAGTAAACAGGAGCGGCTGTAAATTTTCCCACAGGAAGGATTCGCCCCAATCGAAACGCCAGCGGATTGCCCATCGAATGGATGGTTTCCGTTTGATGCGCTTGGCACTCATCGCTCCCCCTCCGGCAATGGCGGTATGGGCATCCAGTGCGTAGGAAAGGCGATGTCACCACGAGCCGCATCCCACCATCCACGGGTGCTAAGCGAGGTAATGTACGGGCGGCTAGAATACGGGTCAGCGCCAACAACGCTAACGCCAAATTTTGGCTGCTTGTCCTTCGTGCTAATCCACGGCGATTTCGCTTTAGTCATTTGGCGCTCGTTTCTTCTTTGCGTCAGATGTACACACAGGGCAAAAATGCAGAGTGACAGTCTTGTCGGCAACCGTCTGCGTTAGCCAAGACCAGCCGCGCGGAGCCTTGTTGTCTATAAGCCACTTCGGTATTGCGCGAGACATGTTTATAGGGAAAACGCCACGACATGCGTTACAGATCAGATGCGGCTCGCTGTTGACTGGACCGGCTAGGCCAGGAAAATTAAATGCGGGGCTGAACGTCATCCCTCGCCTCCCGTCGCTGGCTCGACGATGCGCCAGCTTGACTTAACCTCGTCAGTGTCGAACGCCAAAAATGAATAGTCCTTATGGTAAACGTTTCCAGGCCATCGCTCGCTGGATACGTGGGACCCACATTCCATTGCCCACATCGCCTCCGCATAGGTCAACGGATACTCCACCTGCGGCTCGGCTTCGATTTTTTCGATGTCGTATTGGTCGTGAGCCGTCGGTGCACCAACGCCGTCAAACTCCACGTGTACCCTTCCCAAGCCTGACCAGACAACATTGCCATGCTGACTGCCGAGCTTCACCCGGTCGCCGACTTTCAGCGGGGGTTTAGTGGGCTCGGCTTTACCAAGTCCAGCGGCGGCGCGTCTCTCTTGGCGTCTAGCCTCGTAGATGGATAGCGGCTCGGCTGGCTGCGATGGGTCGGGCACATCGTTTCGCAACGCCGATGGGCCCGTGAACTTCGGCGGGGAAATTATTCGGCTCACTTCGCATGCTAAACACGGATCGCAGCTATCGCCGTGACCGTCGCCGTCACAGCCGCAATCACAATCGCACCCCCTGAACGCCACGGCGGCTGCTATTGCGCCAAGCTTTTTTTCCGCTTCCCCTTGAAGCATTCTTGCTTCGTCTCGAAGCATAAGGGCCGCTTTTATCGTAAGCTCTGAGGGCGTGAGCGTCTTGGGCCCGTCGGCCCAGGTGACCTCGCCTGGGATGGCCGCAACCTGTGCGCCCCATTTGCGCCAGAAGCTCCCATGTGGCCTGGCTTCAAGGTCGTCCCTGGTTCGCCGCCATTCGTTCTCGCCATCAGTCCACACACGCCCCAGTTTGGCGTCGTCCGAGCAGAAGGCATCGAGGTGGGTTAGGGGGGTAGTCACGGACCTAAGCACCCCTCGTCAAATACTCTTGGCGCTGGAGGCACGCGTCCTCCACTGCATGCAGCTCGTCGCTGCCCTCGCCGTAGTAGCCAATGGCCTTATCGCGGATGCCTTCAAGTTCTTGCAGACTCAGTGCCTTTGCTGCAGCCACTAGGGCTTTCGCGACCGGCGGCGGCTTGTGGGCCTTCGCAGGCTTCGGCTCAGGCTCATCATGTGCTGGCATCTCGTCATCCGTGTAGACCCCCGACAGCTGAGACGGGAAGCCCTTACGCAGCACCCCTGCCTCGGCGCATTTTCCAATCATCACGTGCGGCTTGTCGCCCCACAGGCCGTACTGCTGCGCGTATTCCTTGTAGTAGACCTTGTGGCTAAACGTCCGCCATTCGCCGGCCACGAGCTTGCAGGCAAACGCGGTGGCGCTGACAACGTTGCCATTGTCGTCGTGTTCGAATTCGGTGGCTGGTCCAGGCGCGTACTGTCCCGTGCGGTCGGCGATGGCGCGGAGGCCGTCAATCCCCACTTGAATGGTCATTACGCTGCCCCCCTTGGTATTTCGCTTGAGCGCGTAGATCTGCCGTGCAAAAGGGTCTAGCCCCATGCGCTTGGCCGTGTTGACGAACAAGGCAAACTCGTCGTCAGTGGTGTCCTTGGCAATGGTCCGCTTGAGTAGCTCCAGTTGCTCGCGGGATGGGTTGAATTGGCCAAGCTGCAACGCCTGGGTGTGATCAATTACTTGGATTTCGTTTGACATGGTTGGTCCTCAGAATGGTAGGTCATCGTCTGCAGCGACGGGCTGCGACTGGGTGGTACCCTCGGCGACCCCGTCCCGTTTGCTGCCTAGTAGCGTTATCGTTTTGGCGAAAAGATTTAGGTAGGTCTTGCCGTCCTTGCCCTTGTCCATGGTCAGGTCGCCGGCCACGGCAATGGGGTCACCCTTGCGGATGAAGGCCGCGATGTTGGTCTGCATGGTACGGATGCCAACCCAGGTTGTCGTGCGGCTCTCTCCGCTGCCGCTGTTAACCGCGACGCTGAATGTCGCGAAGTCCTTGCCGGTCTTTGCGGTTTTAATCTCTGCATCTCTGCCGACGTTGCCGGCCACTGTTGTATTGATCATAGCTGATAGGTCTTTCTGGCGGCGCCATCGAGCTGTCGGAGGCGTTGGGTTAGGCGGTCAAATTCACCGGAGAGCAAGATCACGCGATGGCTCTCGCATTGGTCCTGCTCCCAGGCGCGCTGGAGGTCATTGGTCGTGCGCTGCAGGGCGTTCTTGACCACCCATAGCTGGGCCGCGGCGTCCGCCTCTGCCGCCGGCGACTGCCGGGCTTCCTGGGGCGGCTTGGCCCATTTGGTGCGCACCAGGCGCTTGATGGCGGCCATCATCCCTCGTCCTCCTCAATGCGGAAGATGGCGAATGTGTTGCCGCGCGCCTCGCAGGCATCGGCGATAGTCACCATGTCTGGCTCGATGGGAGCGGAGAATTGGCGGGTCATTGGGCCACCTGCTTCATGCCGCGGGAAGTGACCGCCAGGACGTCGGCATCGCGGCCGCGCGGGGTCTTGCGCTGGCCAATGACGTCGACCAGGCGCAAGGCTTTAAGCTCGGCCACGCGAGCGCTGACCGTGCTCTGGCGAAGCTGAGGCATGGCCACCTCAATCTCGGCACATGTCAGCCCGCGGCGGGACTTTGCAATGGCGCGGAGGATGCGCGTCTCAATGGTTTTAGCGGAGGGCTTCAGCGCGCTGGCGGCAGCCCGGGATGTAGCGGAGCCCCTAACGTAGGGGACTGAGCAGGTGGTTGGCATGAATAGACAATTAGTCCATCTTGGCCCTCTTTGTCAATGCAAGTTTGGACAAATTGTCTAACTGTTTAAAAAACGAGATGGCAGCCCTCAGCCGCTCAGGCGATCTGGCGTGCATCGCCATTGCGCGCGCGACGAACTCCCTGTCAGCGCTCGTTATGGACTCACCTGTACCTGGATACATGTACAGGTTGTATGATTGGGGTATGACAATCAGGCTCGTGCGAGGACGATGATGTCCTTGGCGGCCTCGGTCGTAAGCTTTTGATAATACTCCTTACGGATGGTCGGAATCCGGAATAGATCGATGATCGCCCAGACAAGCAACCCGCCACCGGTCAACCAGAAGAGGACTTGCCATCCGTACTGCTTGAAGTAGGCGTAGTGCAGCCCGAACATCCCCCATGCAAGGTAGCCTACAACCAGAGAGCGCCTTTGCGCCTCCACAGTCGACCTAAAGGCAGCAATCTCGCCTTCGCTCATTTTGGTCAATGCTGGCAATATAACAGGGGCAAGAAGGTGCGCGTTTGACTTAATCCATGGGTCCATGATCAATCATCATCGATCAGCCGCAGCATTTTGCGCAATCGCTCTCTGCCCTTTTCGTTCTTCGAGAAATAGATGTCCAGAATCTCCTGGACGTCATCTGGCACATCCAGCGGTGGTGTAATTTGGAGTACATTGCAAATATCATCGACGAGCTTGGAGGTCGCATCGCGGCGCAGCACCTTCTGGATGCTGCCGTTTGGCGCGCCGATCTGCTCCTCCAGCCACCGTTGGGTTAATCCGCGCTCCTTGAGCGTCCGCTCCACGGTGTCACGCCACTTCTGCGTGACGACTCGCGGGCTTCCCTGCCGGTTGTGCGGGCTTTTTCGGGAGGTGCTCACGGCGCCGAACATAATTCTTACCTGCTGGACTTTTGGTCCATTTGAGTCTTGCTAATAATGGACAAATTGTCTATTGAATTGTAATGGACACAGGCAAAAGGATCGCGGCGGTGCGCCAGGCGCGAGGGAATTCCCGCGCGGGACTGGCCGCTGCAATAGGGGTACATGGCTCGACCGTGGCCTACTGGGAGAAGGGGAGGTCGGCACCTAGTCCGCGCTCCATGGAGGCGCTCCTCCGGTTTTACGGGCTAACGGCGGGCCAGTTCTATTCGATTAAAATCCCCAGGAAGGGCGGGCGCTGATGTCACATGCCGCGCTGCCGCGCCTCGGCTCTTGCCCGAATTTCCAGCAGCTTCTTTTGCGCCTCCTCTGGCTTATTGGCCTCAATCAGGGCGTTCACCTCGCGCATCTTGGCTTCTGTCTCATCCGCATCGCGGCGTTCGTCCAAAAGGCGCTTCTTTGCGTCATCCGCGTGCTGGGTCGCCTGGGTGTTCTCTCGCTCAAGGGCGGCCTCCTGGCGTTTCATGGCCTCCGCAATTGGGTCACGGGGCTCGCGCAAAATGGCGAATGCCAGCACGGCAACGGCCGCAACCGCGGCAATGGCAACAACGGCGAGGATGATGTTTCGTTTCTTCAGCTCAGCAACAACAGGATCGGTCATCCCCCATCCTCGCATGCCGGGGCATGTAGGGGGAAAGGGGCTGCTACAAAGGAACGTCGGCGTGGAACTCCAAGCGCAGGTCTGGCGTTATGCGCATGGTCGGGTGATTCATCTCGCACCCCCATTTCATCATGTCTCCGTCCATCGTCAGCAGGGGAACTGCGTTTCCAATGGCGCAGGTCAGTATCCAAAAATCAGCCGCATTGCACTTCGCCTTCTTTGCGCCGTTTTTGCCGTAATTCGCGACCACGCTTGCGTACGTCTGCGGAGACGATTCATGGAAGTCCAGCCATTTGTATCTCATGGCACGCTGCATCACCCGCTTGGCGAACTTGGGGGATTCCTCCCGTTTCTGGTTCACGCAGGCCATGGACTCGCCAATGGTCATCATGCAAACGCATGGCTCAAACATTCGGAGCATGGTCTCTGCGAACCTGCCCTGATCGCTGCGCTTCGCAATCTCGTAAAGAATGCTCGTATCCAGGAGCGCGCTGCGCCCGTGCCAGATGGGCGATGGGCTCATTTGTTGCGCAGGCTGAACGTGCCGGCGAGCTTCTTGGCTTTGACAAAGTCGCCCTTAAACATCGCATCGGAGTAAGCGGCAAATCGCTTAACCACCTCCTCAGCGGAGAGCTTTTTGACCTTACTGGCCTTACGGCCAACCTCGACCACATGCGAGGTCCGCGCTTTACGTGCGGTCTTATTGGAAGCAGCCATGGCTTAAATTCTAGCACGGCCACGGAACCGCCTGCCGGAAATCGCCTAACCCATCAGGAGTATTGCCATGTCTAAGCGCAGCCTATGGGCCCGCGTGGGCTCCCTGTTTAGCCGTCGTCTCCGTCAGCAGCACGCGATGGAGGAATTCCGGGCGGCGATGACCGCACTCAAGGAGGCAGGGGAGCTCCTTCGCGAGCTGCGCGAGGCCCAGCCATCCACGCCGGCGTCAAACCGCGTCAGCGCTACGGTCCAGGATAGCGACATCGTTCTGGTGGTCCCCACCAAGGTCGGCGCCCCGTTGACCATCCGGATTTCAGCGGAGAATGCCCGCAAGCTCGCTGAGGCCCTCAAGAAGAGCGTCTTGGCCCTGGAGGTCAACTGATGCGCGATTGCGTCTCATGCGGCAAGGAGCCCGCTGTGGTGCTCATCATCCGCGGGCGGGTAAGCCCCTATTGCATGTGCAGCGCCTGCTACGCGGACCGCGGCGGCATCTACAACCCGAAAACTCAAACGCCACCCGGCAAGGTGGCGATGAAAGGACTGACTAACTAAATGCAGACTATCGAATCTAACGCAGGTTGTCAACAGGCGCGAACAATCCACATCAACGTGTCGGACCGCGCCCATGCGCTGCTCCTGACCGTTCAGAGGCAGTTAGCGACCAAGGACTGGCGCCCGACAATGGACGAGCTTCTTGCGTTCATGGTGAGGCGGGCATGAGGGTCAACGTTGACTCAAGCGTTTTCACTGACGCGCGGTTCAAACTTGTTGCTCGTGCGACCGGGCTCCAATGGCATGACGTGATCGGAAAATGCGTCCACATTTGGATGTCTTGTTACGACCAGCGGAAGGGTACCCTTCGCAAAGTTGAAGGGGACTGTTTGGTTGACCACGAAGGGTTCTCCAATGCACTTTGCGCGGAGGGTTTAGCCATCGACCGTGGTGCAGACATGGAAATCCGCGGCTTCAAGCAGCGCGCAGGGTGGTTAAAACAGGCGGAAGACAGCGGTAAAAAGGGTGGGCGCAAGAGTGGGGAATCACGAAGGAAAAAGGTTGAAGGGTACCCTTCACGAAAACGAAGCGAACCCTTCAACGACCATGAAGGGTCTGCGAACCCTCTTACTCTTACTCATGCTCATGCTCTTGCTCATGCTCTTGCTCATGCTCCGGATCATGCTCTTGCTCCTGCTCTTCCTCTTGCTCAAGAGAATACAGAGATTGCCGCGACAAGCGCGGCGGCAAGCAAGGCTCGCAAGGCAAAGCCCACCACGCCTCCGGAGCCTCCGGCCGAAGGCTTCACCGCAGCACGCGACGCTTACGTGGCCGCGTTCGAAGCCAAGCACGGCGAGCGCCCTGAGTTTGCAGCGCGGCAAGGCAAGGCGCTCTCGGCGATGCTCAAGGCGCATGGGCCGGAGGCCGTCATGCGCAAGATTCGTCTCGCGTTTGGCGCGCCGCCGCGATGGCCGGATGGTCCGTGGTCGCTCGCGCAGATTGAAAAGCACTGGGATTTGCTCGTTGCCCAGGGCGCACCAATCAGCGCACCGCGTGACATCCGCTACGGCTCCGCGCCTCCCAGCGAATTCGTCGGCGTCGCGCCAGGGGAGCACGCGCTGTGAAGCTGCCGGACGAGCTGCCAACCATCGGCGCCGGCTGGACCGACGAGCAATGGGCCGAGCGCGACGCCCGCATCGAGGCCGAGCGCCAGGCCGAGCTTGCTCGCGGCAGAGCAGCCTACGACGCGCGCGGCACCATGCACCGTGGCGGGTTCCCCCTGCGCGCCATCGACGCGGCCATGGCCCCGACGGACACGGCTGCCATGCGCGTTCTGGCCTCGCACGCCTGGGACGCCAGGCCCATCGTCGTGCTGGCCGGCAAGGTCGGCTGTGGCAAGACCGTGGCCGCTACGGCGCACTTCCTCGGCCTGGGCGGCGCCGTGTTCATCCGCGCCACCGAGTTTGCCGCGGCTTCGCGCTACGACGCCGAGGCACGCAAGCGTTTAGCATCCGCCCGCGGCGTGCTGCTCGACGACCTGGGGCAAGAATTCAACGACGCCAAGGGCTCGTTTCTCACGGACCTCCAGGAGCTGGTGGACGTGTGCTACGGCGATTACAAGCCGCTGATCATCACGACCAACCTGGAGGCCAAGGAATTCGCCGCGCGGGTCGGTAATCGCATCGTGGACCGTATCCGCGAATGCGGCGCGTTCCTGGTTGTCGAGGGCGAGACGCTGAGGAGGAAGGCGCCATGAACGGCCGACCACCCATGGGCGACTTCGCCGCCTGGCAGACGTACTGGCGCGAGGAAGGCAAGCGCAACCGCGCCAAGTGCGACCGCATGACCGAGCTAGTGCGCCTGCTCAAGTCATGCGACATGCGCGAATTTGACAGCCTCGCGTATGAGCTGCGGCAGCTCGATGCCAGCGCCAAGGACGCAGTTGAATCAATCCGAGCTAGCCGCGAGGCGGGCAAATACACCGAGAAAAAAGAAGGGAACCGACGCAGTGCATATTAAAAACCCCCGCGCGTATCGCGCCAAGGTGCTCCAAAACGAGATGCTCGCGCAGCAGGTGGCAGACGAGGCCAAGGCCATCGTTCGCGCCAAGCTCAACGCGATGAAATCCAGCGACGCTGTGGCCAGCGACCACTGGCGCACACCACCGTCCATCCTGGCCCCGGTGAGGCGGGCGTTCACGGCCGCGCCGAATCACCAGATTTGCCTGGACCCATGTTCGCAGCCCGACAACCCAACGGCCGCGGCGCAGTTCTTCTGCCTGGAGAACGGCCAGGATGGCCTCACAGCGACATGGCGCCCAGGGGTGTCGCATGACCTGGTTTTCGTCAATCCGCCGTTCTCGCAGCTCAAGCAATGGGCTGCCAAGGTCGCGTTAGAGGCCGAGCAGGGAACGCGCATGGTGGTGGTGGCCAAGGTGTCGGTCTGCACGGACTGGTTCAAGATTCTGGAGCGCGCCGCCGCCGGCTCATGGCTGGCGCCGCCCACGCGCATCGCCTACCTGCGCCAGGACGGAGAGCGCGGAGCGAGCCCGACGTTTGAGACGGCCGTGTTTTGCTGCAACCTAAACCCATACAAGCTGATCGAGCAAGCGCCTGATTGGCGGCTGTATATCAACGGCAATGGAAAGCATGAGGTTGCCAATGGATGACCGCGCAGTGAAGCCTGAGGATTACTTGAGCGAAATCGACCGATGGTCGCTCCTGGTGCAT